CATTCGAGCCTGCTCATAATTGGCAAAGGTCTGAGAGCCTTCAATTCCCAGCATCTGAGTAGGCACACCAAAAACAGATGCAATCTCTTGGGCGTTAAGCTTTGAGCCTGCCAGCCAGTCGGCGTCTTTCATGTTCATACTGAGTTGTTGCCAGTCCACCTTGGTATTGATGGTTCCGATTTTGTTGGCGTTCTCCCTACCGCTGAACTTAGACTTGATAACGTCCTTAAGGTCTTCGATTTGCTTATTGTCAGCATCGGGGAAGCCTAGAATCCCTTTGATGGCTCCACCATTCATCAGGGCATTGTACCGCCAGTCCGTCCCAGCGTTGTAAGTGTCACCCGCTCTAGCCCCGGCGCTAAGTGGAGCCTGCCCCATTCGTGGCGCTCCTGCCGATGGGTTGAATGTTCTCCAGTGTAGCATCTCACTCACCCCGGTGGAAGGGTCTACATCCCAAGACTTGGTGCCGGGTTTGCCTTTCAT